GTCAACCTCCTAAAACATACGGGCTACAATGCATTAAAAATTTCCCTCAGACTTTCGTCTAAGGTACAAAACTACAAAGTAGCGTCATAAGACGAAAGTTAACGAGGTGAAACCTATTGCTAGGAAAAGTGGTGGCCCGTCCACCCAGTGGTTGTACATCACTAAGAAGGACACACAAGTATAATATAGTCAATATTATAATTGCGCGCCAAATTAGCAAGTACTGCCATTCTGCTTTACTTTTTATTCCACCTCATTAACAAACCCGAAGTGGTAGGGTATTTTATACTATTCACCTAGTATAGCGGTTGGGAGGATACCACTCCCTGTGGTTTAAGTTTATAGACATTAACAAGGTCGTAGTGCCATTTAAACAGGAACTGGACTTCCACCATATACAAACACAGTTGGAACATTCAAGAAAAATACCGGCATAAAATCAGTACCTGCAGCAATAAACCAATGATTGATATTAGGTGCAGTTGTATTCTTATAAGCTCCTGTCAAAATTGTTTGACTCTGTGTATCAGTATCATCTTGTCCTAAAAAAGCTGTAAAGTTAGATGGTGTCGTAACATTAAACTTATAGGCCGAATAATTTGGAAATTGCCAGGTTGTTCCAGCTGTAGTGTAATTATTTGCTGCCATAATACCAGAATTACTAGCACCACTCAAGGCGATATCTCTCATCCACTGTGTGTTTACCGAAGAAGTACCAACAACAGCAATATTAGTATCAGTTGGAGTAGTTATACTGGCATTTGGTTGGCGAGAAACAAGTTGAAAAGTTGCCATAGATCCATCTTGAACAAAACTATAATTGACAGAACCTCTCTGACCAATAAAAGCTGGTATGATCCAATGCAAATTTGTAACACCACAATAATTCATATTGAAATTTGATCCTGGTGCTATCAATCCCTTTGAAACATCCCATCCATTGATATGATACCCATAAAAAGGTGGAATCTTGAACATACTAATCTTCTTATACGCTACACTAGCCGCAATAGATCCTGCTTGCAATGTCGTGCGATAATATTGATATCGGCGTAATAGCTGTCTAATTGATGTAATTTGTTCTCCAAAATTCACTAAATACCTTTCCTTATATAAAGAAGGGGGTGAATGTCCAGCAATAACTTGAGTACTCTCAGTTTCTTCATATTCATCACTTTGAGAGACGAAATAAGAAAATCTGGTATTGATATCTGCAGGATTGGCAAATTCCAGATTATCTGCTCCTCGTACTGAAACAATACATTGAATAGTGGAAGCAAGAATTGGAGCTGTCAATGCTGTAACTACTCTTACAGCAATCATTCCATTAGTCACTGTAGGTACATGCTTAAAAGTAGTACTACCAGTCACAGCAAAAGGAATCTGAGATCCGATAGTAGGACTAAAAGTCTTACACCACGCTAAAGCTTGCTGGTATGGAACTCTAACTTCAACATTGGTATCTTTCGTTAAATCAATCACCTCATTAAAAACAGTAGATTGAGTTGCAACAGTATTCAAAATATTCTGTGCAGCGCTACCAGAAGGATCATAAATCACACGCACACGCCCACGATGAAACTGAGTGCAAATGAACTTAAAACGAAAAATGACATCACCCCTCCAATGATCAAACATCTGGGCTATCCAACACATTGGAGTCAAATAAAGAGGAGCTGTTGGAGTAGAATCAATATCGAACTGATCAGGTGTTACAGCAGCACTAAAAAGCAAATCATCATTAACATGAGTTGTTGACATACTAAAAGTGCATAGGTAACTTTCCTTAGATGCTATATGTTGTATACTGAGCTCATCCTCCGGAGGAAGACCAAGAGCGCCTGGATCAACAGTTAGTTCATTCTTCGGATCAATTGTTAATTTTTCTACGGGATACGAGATTTCTGGAGAAGCTAATTGTGGAATACCCTGATTCTTAACTGGCATTGCGTTATCAATAACAGGGGGATTTGAAAATCCTAAACTAGAAGCTATAGAAGCTACAGTATTCGCTCCGATTTGTGTAGCAGTCATAAAGCTACCAATAACAGGGAGACCACTAAGAGAGCCTGCCACATTAGAAATTGCTGAAGCAACAGATGAAACTGGTTTCATACCATATTCATCTGACTGCATAACCAATCCTGCAGTTGGACCACTCAAAACAACATTTTCTGCCCAGGCATATGTAGATATTGTCACTCCACTAGAAGAAACTCCATTAGCAGATTGCAAAGCCACAACGGGAAAATATGTCAATTTTCCTAAATCAATAAAATCCTGATTTGAAATCGTAGATACCCAATTCTTATGCCACAAAAATGGCAAAGTCATTTCACCACCTTCATTATTCTGAGGATACACCCAAATATGTGGTCGCTGAGAGTATGGGATAAAATATCTTTGACCAGAATCATTTGTAATAGAATTAGGATGAAAACTTGGCATTGGTGCATATGAAATCAATGTAGCACCGTAGTAAAATGGAGAAGCATTAACCAAAATTTTAATCTTCAAATCACATTTTAACCACGCATAATTTGTCATTTTATTTTTAATAGATGTTGTATTAAAAAATAATTGCCAAGGATTGATATTTACAGTAGTACCAATAGGATCTGATTCATTCCACGTATAACTATTAATTAAAACTGGACGACTCAAAAAATCTGTCAAATCGGCACCAACTGTAGCATCTCCTGTAGCGCCTTCTGGAAGTCTAGACAAAAAACCTGTAGTATATCTAGATGGTTTTTCCAAGAATGTGACGGTTTGTGCTTTTTCTTCATCTACATTAGAGTCTTCTGTCGTCCCTAAAGCACTTTCGCTAGATTGTGCCATCCACATGGCATAACCTATCTCTTTGTAGCGATTAAACTCCTCTTCATCTACGCTACTCGATGAAGAGACCGAGCACACGGGGCTCGGAACCGACACTTGCTCTTGTGCAAGTGTGCAACATGTAGACTTTACTCGGAGTCCACGGCCTAAAAAAGTTTGACCTATCATGTTGTACGTTTCTTCGGTGGATAAAACCTCAAAACGGTTTAAAGTTGTCTCTTTGGTGCTTTGAAAGGTGTGCTCCTTATTGCTTTGAAGGGTGTGCTCCCTACTTTGTTGAGTGTGTTCTCCAAGAGAGTATCTCCTAGCATTTTCTATATCATCATACTTCATCCAAAATTCATAAACCAAATCATAATATTTAGGAAATGTACTATCTTTAACCCACAATGACAGATTGCATTCCTCTACTAACTTGCGAAAGAATCTTTGTCTATCTTCAAAGACTTCTTTCCCATGCCAAAAGTATTCTCGTTGAGCAGTTTCAATAACAGCTATAGCATGCGCTTCAGCTGCCATATCTTTTTTTGGGTAAACGAGATGTCAACATTTTATGAAATGATGATTCATCAAGTGGAGCTACTATACAACCTATATCTTTATCAAATTTAAATGCTCTTTTCAAAAAAGTTGCATCTTTAATATGAATATAAGGTATACTAGCAGCTTCCTTTTCGGCCATGGTGTATTCAACTCCAATCAGTTTCATAGCAGCAGCAATACGAGTGTGATTAAAATTTGGACAAGATTTACTAACCCCCATAATATTATCATCTCCATACGTGACTAGATGCACATTCTCCTGAAAAGTCTCAATAGGATTACCAGAAATGAGTAGATAAGCATACCTCATATACAAACTATTAACTAAGCAATTAATTATGACAGTCAATGGATGTCCTGATGGATTTCCTTGAATCTCAATTAAATCACCGTTAAAATCGATACATGGGAAAGCTGTATCTGCTGCAATGCATCTAATATATCTTAAATCCTCATCAGGCCATCCAGCCTTTTGTGCTAATCGTTCAAGAATTCGAAAAGCAGATAAAATAAATGGAGCTGCCATACGCTTATCAAATTTCCCATAATCTCCAGCAATAATCATATCATCACCAAAGTGAGTTAAATGATTGTAGAGATCTTTCCATTCAGTTGATTGAGCTACCACGCCAGG